GGTTCTGAGGCATAAAAGCGATAGGCTGGTGGAACATATGGGCGACAGATCGACCGCTTCCCCAAGCCCTTATCAGGCGCTGCCCCTCGCTCCCCCGGCCTTGGTTCCACCCTGGCCGGACCTGTATGCGGGGGGCAGAGGCGCGGTAAGTCTCTAGCGTCAAACATTTTTTCTGGGTTCGCACCTTTGGGTGCGCACTTTGGGTGCGCAGGTACGCACCCGCCCTTCGATCGCCGTTTTCACCTCCCTGCTCTGCCTCAACTGGCCCGGTGTTCATCGCCGGGCCGTTCCTTTTTCAGGAGACCGCCCCTTGCAAATCGACATGATGCAAACCTCCCGGTTGGTGCCCTACATCCGCAATGCCCGCACCCATTCCGCCGATCAGGTCGCCCAGATTGCGGCCTCGATCGCGGAATTCGGTTTCACCAACCCGATCCTGATCGGCGAGGACGACGTGATCATTGCCGGGCACGGACGGCTGATGGCCGCGCATACACTCGGGCTGACCAACGTGCCAGTGATCGTTCTGGATCATCTGTCCGAGGCCCAGCGCCGCGCGCTGATCCTTGCCGACAACCGGATTGCCGAAAACGCAGGTTGGGACAACGCGATGCTGGCCTCGGAACTGGCCGCGCTGCGTGACGAGAACTTCGATCTGGACATGATCGGCTTTGACGAGGCTGAGTTGGAAGAACTGCTGGCAGGGTTTGAATTCAATGGGGATGCAGGTTTGCTGGGCGGCGACGGTCAGGCCGGTGGAGATGAAGGCCAACCGGCCACTTCGTCGACGGGCAGCCTCGCCGCCCGCTTCGGCATCCCACCCTTTTCGATCCTCGATGCCCGCAAAGGGTGGTGGCAGGATCGCAAGCGCGCCTGGCTCGACATGGGCATCCGGTCGGAACTCGGCCGCGGCGAGGGCGATCGCGCCTGCCCGGGCGGTAGCCCGATGCCCGGCAACGGATCGCGCAAGGATTACAAACCCGGCGCCGCCAGGGCGTTCAACGACGGCGCGGTCCTCGGCGGCGGTGGGTTGGCCGATCAGGTCGCCAAGGCCGCCACCGCCCGCCGCCAGAAAAAGGAGACCGCAAATGGCTAAATCCCTCGCCCGCACTTTCGGCCAGGACCTGATGCGTGGCGAGCATGTGGTCGGCGGCGACAAGACCAACGGCGGTGTGCTGATGCCGTCGCATTCGTCAGGCGATCCGAGCTTCTATGCCAAGAAGCGCGCCAAAGAGGCCGAGTTGGGCCATGAATTGACCACCGAAGCCTTTCTTGCCAATCACTACCAAGCCTCCGACGCCGCGACAGCGTCGGGCACATCGATCTTTGATCCGGTCCTGTGCGAAATCGCCTATCGCTGGTTCTGCCCGCAAGGCGGCACGGTGCTTGCCCCCTTCGCCGGTGGCTCAGTGCGGGGCATCGTCGCGTCCCAGCTTGGCCGGTCCTACGTCGGCATCGAACTCCGGTCCGAACAGGTTGCCGCCAATCAGGCGCAGGCGGCGCTGGGCGCGGGCCCTGCCCCGCAGTGGATCACCGGTGACAGCCGCGACATCGCCAGGCTGGCAAAAGGCGTCGATGCCGATCTGATTTTCAGCTGCCCGCCCTATTGGAACCTTGAGGTCTATTCCGATGATCCGGCCGACCTCTCCACCCTGGGCAAGGAGGCCTTCTTCGAGGCCTACACCCGGATCATCACCGGGGCCGTTTCCCGCCTGCGCGACGATCGTTTCGCGGTCTGGGTGATCGGCGATGTCCGCGACGCGGGCGGCTTCTTTGTCAACCTGCCGGGCAAAACGGTCGAGGCCTTCGAGGCCGCAGGCGCCCGGTTCTACAACGACGCGATCCTTGTCACCGCTGTAGGATCGCTGCCAATCCGCGCCGGGCGGCAGTTCACCGCCTCGCGCAAGCTGGGCCGGACCCACCAGAACGTGCTAGTCTTCTGCAAGGGCGATCCCAAGCGGGCGACCGAGGCGATCGGGCAGGTGGAATTTGGCGAAATCGACGAAGCCGACGGCACAACCGAGGAGGCACCCAAAGAATGACCACCCCAATTGTTCAAACCCATTCGGGGATCTGGGTGGTCCGCGACGACCTGCACCCCGGTGGCACCAGGGCCCGCTTCATCGGGCAAGTGTTCGACGGCGTGCAGGAGGCTGTCTATGCCAGCCCACCCGAAGGCGGCGCGCAAACCGCCCTGGCCCATGTCGCCCGGGCGCTGGGCAAGAAGGCGACGATCTTTGTGGCCCAGCGCGCGAAACCGCATGCCCGGACACTGGAAGCGGCACGCCTCGGGGCCAAGATTGTGCCGGTGGCGCCCGGATATCTCACCGTTGTGCAAAGCCGGGCGCGCCAGTATTGCCGCGACAGCGGGGCATCGCTGATCCCCTTCGGCGCTGACATCCCCGGCGCGACTGAGGCCCTCGCGGCGGCCGCACTTGCCACCGGTCTTGAACCGGACGAGGTCTGGTGTGCGGCCGGATCGGGCGTGCTGGCGCGAGGCCTGGCGCTGGCTTGGCCGAAAGGCCGGCTGCATGTTGTGCAGATCGGGCGAGCATTGGCGCCGAAGGATGTCGCAAGGGCTCGCATCCATGTCTATCCACGGGCCTTCGGACAGGTGGCCATCATTGGCGCGCCGTTTCCGGCTGACCCGCACTACGACGCAAAGGCTTGGGAGCTGTGCGTGGCGATGCGCGGGCCGGGGCAGGTGCTGTTTTGGAATGTCGCGCCATTGCCCCGGCCCTGATCGACGCTGTCAGTGCAGCATATTTCCTAGCCCAGTCCGTTCGAAAGCAGCCTTCATCGCCGGATCAAACCTTGGATCGATTCGCGCCGGGCCATAGCCGTTGGCCCGATTCCAAGCATCGATCTCACGCAACTCATCGGCAAACTCATCCTGCGACGCGGCCTCCTTTAGGGTCGTGTCGCCCTCGCAAAAGCTGAAAATCATCAACCGGGTCGGATTGGCCCATGTCCCGAAATACGACGCATCCTGCGCCGTATCGACCTGCGCCCAGCCCCTCTCATAGCTGCAAAGCCCGAAATCATAGACGTAGCGATCGCCGGGGCAGAATTCCCGGGTGATTTTCATGCGGCTACCTGCGCGCGAACGGTGATGGCGATCACGCAAAGGTCGCGGTAGCGCGCCATGGCCTTCGGGCTGGAAGAGACCGGGTTGATCTCGAAGGCTTGCAGGGCAGCGAGGTCGCCCGCCTCCACCAGCGCCACAATCTGTGCCAGCTTGGCACGAAACCGCGCGTGGGTCGGCTTGGAAAAATCAGGCGGCTGCGGCAGCGCACCGGTCTGCGCCTGATTAAGGGTGGCCTGCCGCTTGCCGTTGATCGGGGCAATCGCGGCCGTCGGTTCGTTGATCGTCGCAGGGATCGCGTCCGCAGTCATTTCGGTGTTGCCATAGTCCAGTACCAAAATTAGTCGGGCCTCGGCCTGCTCGAAGGTGTCGGCGGTCAGGATCGACGTAAAGGCAAGGGCGGCGCGCTCGTCCCCGATCCGGGCTGCCAGCAAGCGGGCAAAACTGTCGCCCGCCTTCTTGGCGCTAGTGGCCGGTTCGATCGCGGTTTCGGAAAGGCGCTGGGCGAGCGTGTCGATCTGCGCGGCGGTGAGGGCTTTGGTTTTCATGATGGGGTTCCTTCAGGCGTTGGTGATGTGGGCGGAATGGCCGAGGGTTGTGACCGCGTAGATCATGGTGCGGCCGTCGCCGATCGATGCGCCAAAGGCTTGCGCCTCGGGCAGGGTCGCGAATTGCTCGCGCGTGCGGGTGGCGGGCGTCCGGCCGCGGGCGGCGACGAAGTGGGCGGCGTGCGTCAGGCAGAATTCTTCGTGTGTTGTCAGGGATTTCATGGCGGTCTTCATGGCGATCTCCAGTGCGTTGCGATGGCTGCAGACAGCGGTTGATTTCAAAAGAGAGCAACTCCTAAGTCACTGAATAGATGAGGTTTCGGTCAGAATGGGAGTGTCCCGGCGAAGCTATGCCGCGCAGCGCGGGGTCTCGGAAGCGGCGGTCCGAAAAGCGATCGCCACTGGCCGGATTACCACCCTGGCCGACGGTACGATCGATCCGGCGCGGGCGGATTCCGAATGGGGCGCCCAGACCGATCCGGCCAAACAGCGAGGCCAACATGCCCGACAGATGGGCGCAGACACGGCCGCTGGCACGGCCAGGGCGGCGGCCACCAAGCCGGTGCCGCAGGCGGCGATCCGGGCTGTGGCCGACACATTGCGCGATGCCGGAACTGACCCGGGCAGCCCCGAGGCCACCGGCGGGGAGGTGTCCTTCCTGCGCGCCCGGATGGCGAACGAGGTTCTGAAGGCCCAGACCGCCAAGGTCCGGCTGGAAAAGATGAAGGCCGAGGTGATCGACCGGGCCCGGGCCACGGCGATGGTGTTCGATCTGGCGCGGCGCGAGCGCGACGCCTGGCTGAACTGGCCGCCGCGGGTGGCGGCGAACATGGCAGCCGAACTGGGTGTCGATGCGCACCGGATGGAGCAGGTTTTGGACATGTATTTGCGCCAGCATCTGACCGAAATGGCGGAGGTGAAAATTGAGCTCCGCTGACAGCTTTGACGGTGCCGAAGAGGTCCGGCGCGCCTGGATGGCGGGTCTTGCCCCCGATCCATCCCTGACAGTTTCGCAATGGGCGGACCGGCACCGGGTCTTGTCATCGCGGGCGGCATCCGAAGCCGGGCCGTATCGCACGGCGCGCACACCTTACATGAAGGCAGTGATGGATGCGTTATCGCCGCGACAGCCGCCGCATGGTGCCCGCGATGGCCTTCGCCGGGGCGCCCCGGATGCATTCCGGTGGCTGGGCCGGGCTGAAGCCTGACGAAGTGCCTGCAATTCTGCAGCGCGGCGAGCGGGTTCTGTCGCGGCGCGAGGCGGCGGGCTACGGCCAAGGTCAATCCAGCGCCCCCGCCGTGAACGTCACCATCATGTCGCGCGACGCCGAAAGCTTCCGGCAATCGCGCACACAAGTTGCGGCCGACATCGCCCGGGCGGTCTCGATGGGTCGGAGGGGCATGTAATGGCGTTTCACGAGGTGCGCTTTCCCGACAATATCAGCCGCGGCGCGCGGGGCGGGCCGGAACGCCGCACGCAGATTGTTGAGATGGCGAGCGGCTTTGAGGAGCGCAACGGCTCCTGGGCAGACTCGCGGCGGCGGTATGATGCCTCTTACGGTATCCGCAAGGCAGACGATCTTGCGGCGGTCACCGCGTTCTTTGAAGCCCGGCGCGGGCGGCTCTATGGGTTTCGGTGGAAGGACTGGGCCGATTACAAATCTGGCCTGCCTTCGGCCAGTACCGCCGCCACCGACCAGCCGATCGGCACCGGCAATGGCGTCACGACCGCGTTCCAACTGCTCAAACTCTACATCAGCGGCGCGCAGTCGTGGGCGCGGACGATCACCAAGCCGGTCGCCGGATCGGTCGCGCTGGCGCTGAACAGCGCTCCCCAGATCACCGGCTGGACGGTCAACACCACCACCGGCGTCGTGACCTTTGCTGTGGCCCCTGCCTCCGGCATCGCGATCACCGCGGGGTTCGAATTCGACGTGCCCGTGCGGTTCGACACCGACACACTGGACGTCACCCTCGATTTCGAGCGGCTTGGCTCGATCACATCCATCCCCTTGATTGAGGTGCGCCGATGAAGTCCCTTCCCGGAGGCATGCAAGCGCATCTGGATGACGGCACCACCACGCTGGCATGGTGCTGGCGGATTGAGCGGGCCGATGGTGCGATCTTTGGTTTCACCGACCATGATCGCGCCTTGATCATCGCGGGCACGGCATACGAGCCCGACACCGGCTTTGCAGCTTCGGAAATCCGCGCCAGTGCGGATTTCTCGGTCGACGGTCAGGATGCCGAGGGCGCGCTGCGCTCCGATCGGATCACCGAGACTGATATTCTGGACGGGCGCTGGGACAATGCCGCCATTGAGGTCTGGCGGGTGAATTGGGAGAATGTCGCGCAGCGGGTGCTCATGCGGCGCGGTAATCTTGGCCAGATCAGGCGTGGCAAACAGGTGTTTGTGGCCGAGGTGCGGTCGCTGACGCATTTTCTCAATCAGCCCGTGGGACGAACCTACCAGTATTACTGTGATGCGGAACTTGGCGATGCGCGCTGCGGGGTCAATCTTGCAGCCCCGAGCTATTCCGGCAGCGGATCGGTGGCTGCTGTGTCGGGCAATCGCACCTTCACTACCGCGGGTCTTGGCGGTTTCGCTTTGAATTGGTTTGCGCTGGGCCGGGTGGAATGGACCAGCGGCGCCAATGCCGGGCGGCGGGCCGAGGTGTCGATCCATTCTGTCGCGGCGGGTTTCGCCCAGATCACCCTGATCGAGGCCCCGGTGCGGGCGATCGCCTCGGGTGATGGGTTTTTCATCCAGGCGGGCTGCGACAAGCAGTTTGCAACCTGCCGCACAAAATTCGGCAATGAAGTCAACTTCCGCGGATTTCCGGCGATACCCGGCGACGACACCATTGTGCGCTATCCAACCCAGGGCGATGGCAGTTCGGGGCAGCCGCTATGACCGGTGCATCTGCTGACCGGGTGATTGCCGCCGCCCGGCTGTGGCTGGGCACGCCCTATGTGCATCAGGCCAGTGTCTTGGGCGCTGGTTGCGATTGCCTTGGCCTCGCCCGCGGCGTCTGGCGTGAATTGC